TGATTGGTTACACCGACTGGGAATTGTTATGCCCCCCAGCCTCCGTGATTCTGCCATGCCAAGTTCCAACCCACATATATACATCCTCTAAGAAGGGTCACGTTTGGCCCGATGAAGTTCCCCATTCCCCGCTAGGATCGGACCGCCGGTGACCAAACCGGTTGCCACGCCACGCCTTTCGACGCATCGCCAGGGATCGTGAAGCTCCACGGGTTTTACCGTGTTTTTGGGTTGTGTAATACATTTAATATCTGATTCGTGGCATTGACGGGCCACGTGTCATCCGAGAAACGCCAGCAGCCAAGGAATACCCGGTTGCCATGATGGCAGGGCCGTTCCCGTAAAGGAAGTCGCCCAAATTCCGGATAGCTGACAGGGTATCGCGTACAGTCCCGCCGGTGGTGGTGAGGGTGCTGGCTGCAATGCCATTGGTCCCTCCCCCCAAATGCGGCTCCCACTCCCAAGCACAGGTTAGCTCCAGGTATCCGTTGGCAGTTGCGACGATGTTAGGGGACACGCCAGTGGTGGTGCAGTCGATGTTGACTCCACATATGGACATTGAGCCCACACCATTGGCATTAACCTCTGCCGTCGACGAAAACCGTTCGTCGTTAAACGACGGTAGCCATCTGACTTCGTGGATTACTGAACCATTAGCCTCCTGGTGAGGCATTGACGCTAACATAATCGAGCCGTTAGTTGAGTCCCCCGGTGTGATCGTCTTTGCAGGCGAATAGACCCTTCCAATAACCCCGCTGCGCAAGCTGATGGGCCCAGACGGGACCCACTTGAAGCATGCTGCGACGCAGCGAAAGCTTTTGACTACTGAATAGTTGGTGATGAAATTGCCTACCGTTGAATCCGAGAAGGCAAGCGAACCCCCGGTAACCTGAGACGCCGCTGCGAATGGCGTATTCATGTTATAAGGGGTAGCTTCGACGGCAAAGTCTACTGCGGTTGGGATGCTGGACAGCCCGCCGACCGTAACCGGTTGGATGTTGACTGTCCGAACAAAATATCCAGAGCCCGTGCCTTCGTATGGGGCAGGGACAATAGAACCACCACAGGGGTCACGCAACAGTCGTAGCCAGGATTGGTTCACAGATTGCGAACTCATTCGGGGGGCTCGAACTTTCCTAATAGGCGCAATGAGCGCGAGGGCTGATCTGCCCTTATTCTTCTTCTTCTTCTTGGTTACTTGAACAGTTTTAATAACATTGTACTTTTCCATTTCCACTGTTACTCAGTGACGGCGATCGGTATGGGAGGTCTTTCCCCGGCGAAGGGCGTCAGTTCGCACCCTGCGTACTGCGCCTCCAGATCTTCTTGCACATCGGGGAGTACACCGAACGCACGCCAAAAGCTTATCCTCGCTTCTGGCGTGATCTTGGAGTAGCAGCGGTCCATGTCCGCTGCCAAATACGTCATTCCGGCATTCTGGAGCATTGGGTGTTTGGCTATGTTGGTGGGGGTCCCATGGCTCTGGAAGTTTTTGTAAACTTCCTGCCACAACGGTATCCCACCTGTCAAGCTCATTCCCCCAACCCCAATTGCCCAGCAATACGCATCAAACTCCTTCGGATGTGTTAGGTTCAGGACACTCGCTACGTCCCTGGTCAATCCACGCGTTGGTTCTCGCACCATCACCCACCTCAGCCCATCGTACACGGGGCTGGTTTGGCAGAATCTGATGCGGTCGAAGATATCCGTTTCACCCTCAGCCTCCATCACAAACCCGTATTTTAGGAAGTACGGTTTGACGGCTTGCTGCACGGTGGCCACGTTACGTCTCTCGACGATCAAGCAACAATCGTCCCCGTTATTTGCGAGCCGGGATTTTATTCCCAACTCACGGGACAGACCGTGCATCATGGCACACATCAGGACACAATTGCCCATGCCTGTGTTGATATCCCCGCTCATTCTTCTTCCACTAACGTCGTATTTGACCAACACCTCTTCACACCTGGCGTACCCCTTGTTGCGCAACTGCCACTCAAGCAGTGTCTGTAATCTGTCGCGGTCTCTGCCGCGGAACAGCCCGAGGTAGCAACTGTGCTCGAACCGCAGGGCGTCATCACTGACGTGTTGATCAAACCTTGTGGCGTCAAAGAACAACGCCACAGGGTCGACAAACTCATCCCACATGTCTCGCAACTTGCTTGCCTGGCCTTCGGCGTTGTAACCTTTCAAAACGGTTGGTCCGCCCCAGATCTTCGCAATGGCCCCCATGATCTTCTTTTCCGCCCTTTTCAAAAACCTTGCGAGCTCCAAATTGTACACAGGGGATCGTGGCTGGATCACCCTGGGTGCAGGATCAGGCTTGTCTGCGAAGTTAATCTTCTCACACTTCACAAACGTACTTAAGAAACTGTCGGCTCGATTGAGCCCCCTCACGGCTAGGGTATCTGCAGCCCTCTGGTATACAGCTCGCAAACGGCCAGAATACATACCCACAACAGTGTCGCGGGTGTATCGGCGGCAAGGGCCTGTATATTTAATGAGATCGGACCGGAAATATGACAGTTCCTCGAAAGCTTGATCTGCGGGGGATGGGGGGGGTGCTGCCCCTCCTGACGTGACCCGGTATAGGACACGTTCATATATCCCTCGCAATAAATTGCTCGCATCATTGTTGTGCACCCCAATATCCGCCGGAGGTGCGACGCCTGTCACAGTGTAACATCGCCGCACCTTTGAGGTTCCTGGTAACCGCGTAACCTGCCACCTCCAAACAGGTCCGTTCTTGGTGTCGATTTGGACAGTTCCAATCCCGGAGGGCGTCGTGCGCCCGAACGCGGTCTTCAGGCCTCCCTAGGTCGAGGGCAGGCCCAGCCCCGGCTTTTTGCCGAGCCAGACCTGCCACAGTCCGCGGTTCTGGGGTTTGGCCTCTTCAAGCCTCTGTCCC